ATTTGATTAAGATTGGGATTGGGGTGGGGTTCAGTGACAACCTTCGGAAAAACTACCAGCGGATTCGGACCGCTACTTTCTCCCACTACCACTCGGACCAGCTTTGGGTGAGGACTGGGTCGGCTTCTTTTCGTGCATTGTTGCACTAGCAATCTTTGTGGTTGGTGGTACCACAACATTCTTCTTCCTCGGACCACGTCGACTCTTGCGCAGCAATTTCTCTTCGACAGGCGGTGTCTTGGGTGTTGCACTCAACGGGGGAGTTTTCATGGCTATCGTAACTATGTTACGCTTAACTATGGGCATTAAACTGATGTCATCGACAACAGAGTTGCTCGAATCTCCTCTTGTTCCGTTTCGGATAAGCTCAGCAGCAGATGATCTAATGCTGTAGTTTCCGCACTTTGTGCAACAGTCAAAATACTCAACCTTGTCTGGTGGAGTTGTAACTGGGCTCGGCAGCTCGCTATCTTTATTTGCGAGCGTACTAATCTGTTCACTATCTGTAGACATAAGTTGAACACTGACGTTGGGGGCGGGTTGGTTAAGATCTGACGGGGGGGTGTTGGTGCTTCCGTTCTGTTCTAATGGTATAGATACAGATGCCGAGCTGTCAGGGGTCAAATAGACATCACCTAAAAGGCAAGCGAACCTTACATTTGGCAAGTCCGCATGAGTGTTGATGGTGCCTAGGCTTTTCAACTCTTCAAGTGTTTTGACTCTATTGAGCATATGCATATACATACGCACTCTAGCAATCTCAACACCCAAACAATCAGCCACTACACCTAACAACAACTCATTGTCAATGTCCTCCAACTGGGGCCATGTGCTATCAGATTCATGCATGATGGACATATAGGGCCTATCATTGGCTATGAACCTAGCATACTCAGCTTTAGACTCATCAATTACATCACCTTCACGGTGACCATAAATGCGGAGTATAGCACGGCACCACTCGGCAAGAATGGGAGTATAAGCATCGGTTACTAAATAACCCAACACACGAGCTATCGCTGCTATTGACAAGGGCAGCTGATGCTCATTTGTCAAAGTCATGTTGATCTTTGGCAACGTTCTCATGAGATCCTGAATACTATCTGGTGTTGACCATGGGTCCAGATAGATCCTACCAAGGAAACCAACAGGGTTTCCACGAGGATGTGTTAAGATCTTGGCACTAAACCCAATCATCTTAACGACTGCTT